ATAGAAGTAGTGGTCCACCATAAGCTCCGTTATTTTTTGAACAACAGAATACTAAACTACTCCTTGAGATGTCCCCACCTCTATATGTCAAGTTTACTTCAAACGAAGAATCTTGGTAGATTCTAAGTAGGGATAGTAACAGCACCACCTGTACTCTATCATACCTTTCGGTTTTAAGTCTACTTTCGTATTGGAATTCGCAATGATAAGATTGGATGTCCCACTTCTTACAAGATTCCTACGAGTTATTCTTATTGGAGTTCCCTCCTCAACCAAACGACCCACATCGCTTGGTCATCTCAACTCTTCACCTACAGTGTTACCCTCGATTACTAAAGCCAAGATGATATCTCGCTTGTATACTCGAGCTCCGTTACCGAAGCCGCAATCCTGTTAACACAACAGGTTCACTTTATCCCACTTTCGTGGTTTATTTAACGACCATATACGGCCGATTACCTTTATCAGATTAAATGTCTCATAATCAACCCGAAGGTCTCATAATCAACTACTGAACGGATAAATATCATATATTCAAAGAACGAATTTCAATTTTAGAAAAGGAAACAATAGTTTTACAACAACGTCAACCTTTTCGTGATTGGTTTACAAAGGTAAGATAAACTTTTCAATTTGTCAAACTTTTTTGTAAACTTTTTTTTAACAACCTTACTCTATTATTACCGATAGTGAGATTTGGTTTCGGTGATTGTCAAATGTTTCACAAAGGTAAGATAAACTTTTCAATTTACCAAACTTTTTGTGAAGTTTTTTTTTTGTTGCGAGAGAGGGAATCGAACCCCCGACCTCAAGGTTATGAGCCTTGCGAGCTACCTCTGCTACCATCTCGCTATATATCTTAAATAAAAGAACTTTAATATTAATGTCCCACAAATATAATACTATTTTTTCAAATAATCAAATGTCGGTGGGACATTTTTTTGAGACTCTCATCTCAAATGTTTCACAAAGATAAACAAAATTCTCACTCTGTCAAATTTTTTATGAAACTTTTTTGGGGATGTCCATTATTTCTAATAGAAACTATAAATATGCCCTAATATCTCAAAAGTAATGTATAATAAAACAAAAGTCAAATTTTTTAACTAAAATAACCATTTTAACACCTTTAATAACGTATCTTCCCATCTTTATGGTATTTATAGTCATGAAGGTTAAAATCGGACAAAATATTTTCAAAGTTAAAACACTTATAGATGACGAGTCAAAATCTATTGGTATGATGGGAAAAAAGTTTGATAAAACTTTTAATGGATTACTATTTTTAATGGGTGGAGACAAACAAAGTTTTTGGATGAAAAACTGTATCATCCCATTGGATATCATTATCATTAAGAATAACGTAATTGTTAATATACACCATGACTGTCCTCCATGTGAAGGAGAATATTGTGGTAGTTACGGTGGAAATGGTAATATAGTATTGGAAATTAAAGGCGGTGCCTGTGAAAGGTTAGGTATTGAATCTGGTGATACTGTTGAATACTTATTTTGATTCTGCAATCTTTTCTTTAAGTTTTCTTTCAAACTCATTTGCAATCATCTTCGTAAACTTAACTGAAGGTGAATCTTCTTTCTCAGAATCATACCTGTATTTTCCTTGGGGTGGTCTTTTACCTCTACCAACATAACTTAATCCCGAAATATTTGTAATACATTTGTGTCCACCCGAATTTGATTGGATTAAATCCCAAGCATTAATTCCGATTTTGTCTAACATAGCTTTATGTTCTTCAGGTATATCATTAAATGGTGTTTCCATCATTTCACGAATATGGTCTAAAGCTTTCTCCCCACCATCAATAGTTGTGAACTTATCACCATAAAGAGCTTCAAAGTCTTTAAATGTAAATCCAACACTTTCAGGACCAACTGAGGTTTCACTAACCCATTTAATTGTGGATAGTGGAATTGTTCTTTGTTTTAACTGGTCTTCCCATTTAGCAATAACTTCTTGAGCAATCTCACCTAAATTAACCCCTTTTAATTCTCTATCTTTTTTGAACGGGTTACAAGATGCCTGAACTAACCCCATCGGCCAAGCCATAATAAGAAAATCCGCATCAGGATTATTCCTAAATGGTGTATACCTATCATAAGAACCAGGTTTAAACATACTACCACCACCATATTGAAAAATAATATTATCACTAACTCTTGGATAATCTTTCATTCTTTCTTTATAGTCTTCAGCATTTTTCTGTAGTTCTTCAGGTTTAGCAGAGTTTGTTCTTTTCATCCAGTCTTTAATGTTATTTAATATTGACATTAAAGATGGTTCCGAATCCATAACTAAAGATTCTAAAAACCCTGGTTTATTTTTAAAGGCTAACAATAACTTATTAATAACTAACCCTAACAACATTTTGTTCTTTTGGAGTGGTTTTTCTTTATCTAATCTGTAGATATAGTTAACCACCTCATCAGGTTTGATATCATACTTTGCATAGTCCGCAGAATCAACAGTATTAATCAATAAAATATCTGAAGAAGGAAATAAATCTTTCGGAGACACTACTTGAGATATGGTTTCAACATTTGAACGAGCACCTCTAAATTGTTTTGAAGTACCCTTTTCAACACCAACTTGTTTATCGTGGTGGTCCGTATGAATTACGAACATTGGCTTACCGTGAGCAAAATCCACAAGAACTGGCATAATGTCTCCTTGAGCATCATTCTTTTTTACCGAAAACTCTTTGTCTCCGTATTGAATTATGTGAGCATCTACAACATCAATACCATTATCTTCAAGGTATTTTTTCATTGCAATTGCAGTAGTCACTCCATCCAAATCTTGGTGGAAATATATTTCAGCTTTAGAATATCTTTTCTTTAAAGCTGAAATATCTCTTATCCCTGTTTCTTTGATTAGTTTTTTCATTAATCCCAATGTGCGTTTACTCTAATACCATTAGAACCCATATCAACACTAAACATAACACTATTATCTCCTTTAGGCGCAAATGTTAATTCACCATCTTCTTTAAGAAGTTGAATAAAATCTTTAGATTTAAATTGTTTACCTTTACTAGGATTTGAAACTCCTCCCACTTTTACATTATTAGCATTAATTATTTCCCAAATATATTCAGGGTTTTGTGTCCATTCATATCCTATTAATTTAGGTTTATTAGAAGCTCCTTTTTTTGCAATATCTATAAGAGAACCCTTGGTTGAACGTGACATGCTTTGTTCTTGTTCTTCAATAACCCTTTTAACAATTTTAGTCAAATCAGATTCCGTTAATTTTATAATTTTTCTTTTCATATTAAATTTACTTTTATATCGCCAACATTGCAGCGTCTTTTAATTTACCTCCAAATATATCAGAGAAGAATCCTTGAAATGGGTCTCCTGTTGATGGTGTTGACGAACCTGCTCTTGGAGTTGAACTTCCTCCATTACTATTACCACCAATATTACCAGGAAAATCAGACTCAGCATTTCTTTGAGCTTCGTCAGTTCGATTATATTGATTCATTTTTTTCATCAACTCATCTTTACCTAACTGGCCCTGAAGTTCTTTGGGTCCAACAAAATTCCCAATACCAATATAATCTAAAAACCCTAGCCACCATTTAGTTTTTCGCATTAAAATCCTCATCTCTCGATTACCAAATAATCTTGGTGCTCCACCTAAAAATATTTTAGACATTGGTCCTTTTTTTGTTAAACCTGTAAATATTTTTTCATTTTTTAACATATTTTGTAACGCCTTTATATTTTCCGCAGGTTTTGCAACTTTTGATAAGTTTTTGGCAAGTAATCCCGCATTTTTTTGGAATTTAACACTTTTAACTCCCGCATTTTCTAACAATTTTAGATAATCTAATATTGTAGTTTTAAATCCTTTTAACACACCACCTGGTAATTTTTCTACTTTTGAAGATACTTTTGGTGCCCATGTTTTAGCACTTTGTAAGAATTTACCAACAACACCAGGTTCTTTAGCCAATTTAGCTAAACTAGCACTTGCCTCAGCCGTTTTACCTAATTCTGCGAGTTTTAAAGCTCCTTTTAATTGTTTAGTTGATGCACTCCCCATTTTTAATGCACCCATTACAGGTTTGGCTGCAACATCACCAGCATATGGTATGGCTGATATCAAACTCAATAAACCAAATAAATGGTCACCTTGGCTAAAATAAGAAATACCATTAACAATATCTACAACACCTGTAGGGTCTGCAATACCTAAAATATCACCAACCAAATTGTACCATTCAGCTTCTACAATGACCTGAGGATTTTGTGAACTTGACTCTTTAGTAATTAACTTTAGTTGTCTTTCCGTAATTATAATGTTAGACATTCGATTTTATTTATAAATATCTATAAAACAAAAAAAAAGGGTTGTTAAACCCTTTTATTTAAATTCCATTTCAATTTGTTTATTTTGGTCCACAAAATGTTGGACCCGTTCTTGTGCAACTTTACAATACTTTTCACTCAGTTCAATCCCAATCCATTGTCTCCCACTAATCTCAGCGGCAACCAAACTAGTTCCGCTACCAGCGAAAGGGTCAAGAATTACATCGTTCTTATAAGTTAGAATCTTAATGGCTTTCATTGGAATGTCCATTGAAAAGGTTGCTTTAGTTTGTTGTCTTGTGTCGGCAAAATATTCCCATTGACCATAAACCAAGGACATAAATTCTTTCTTGTCCTCATCTTGATAAACAGCCTTTGTCTTTACGGTACCATCTTCTTGTTCCATATCAACCATTTCTGATTTCCATTGTGTCTCCCCTTTAATTTTTTTTATTCTGTCTTTCTTATAAGCTAAAATCACACACTCTTTTGGATTATAAATATAAGGACTTGATGGACTCATCCATGAACCCCAAGCCGTGGTCTTGCTTCTGTGTGGTGACTTCTCATCAAGGTCGACAAGACCATAAAACTTAAATCCAACTTCTTTCATAACTGCCCAAAACTCAGACATAAATAGAACTCTACCACCTCTGTCTTGTACATTCACCTCATAGGGAATGTTTACGGCAATTCTACCGTCATCTTTTAATGTGTTGTAAGATTCGGTTAACCATTGTTTTGTGAACTCCCAATAATCTTCCATACTCATTCTATCATCATGACTATCATAATCAATTCCAACATTATATGGGGGTGATGTCACAACTAAATCAACACAACCTAACGGTAATGTTTTCATCACCTCAATACAATCACCTTGTAATATTTTTCCTGTTTCTAACATATTTTTTTATTTAATATAAGCAATTTTATTCTTAATAACAATCTCATTATCGGTTTCAAAAATAATTTGTCCCGAATAAGTTGTTATATTATCGTGATTCACGTAAGGTTTTATTGCAGTTCTAGTTGGTAATTGAATGTCAAATTTTCTAACATTAATCATCACCTCTTTATCTTCTGAAGTTATATAAAACCCGTTATTTCCTCCAGCCGCAACAACAATATAAATCATTATTCAACAATTACTTTATCATTTTCAATAATTATTCTTTGAGCTTCACAACCGATTTGAACTTTAACCCCAATTTCAGGTAAATCTTCAATGTGTCCTTGTACAGGACAATTAAAATTAACATCGTTAACCAATAGTACTGAACCGTCTATTGTTAACTTCCAAGGCTTTTCACCTGTTCTGTGTTTACTATTGTAACGTAACCTGACTTGCATTTTTAATATTTTCTATCCTTCTTTGAAGATACCATAAAGCTTTATTCAGGTCTTGTAATTCTTTGTCTATTTCTTTTTTACCTGCTCTTGAAATATACTTAACTGTATTTCCAAGATGAAAATCTAACTCCCAAGCCTCGATTACTTTAATAACCTCATAAGGATTTTTTTCCCCTCCGTAATGTTGTGGATGATTAACTTGTTCTGTCATCATTTAAACCCTTTTAATTAGAAAATAATCTTTAGCAAACATAGATTCTTCAATTACATTTTCTTCTATAAGTTGTTTGAGTGTGGTTCTTGTTTCTTCTTCTGAAACTCTCAAAATATATTGTGAAATATAACTGATGTGAATAGGTTGTCTCAATTTAGACAATAATGTTTTAGTTGTTTTAGTATTCATTTGTTTAATTAATTATTTTCAAAATTTCTTTATCAGTTTTACCCGAGGTATGCAATTCATAAACATCAAAACTTTTTGTGTCTTCAAAAAAAAGAGAGTTACTTTTACCATAATATTCGATTAACTTTTCATTCTGAAGTGCTATCAGACTTTTTTCAAAATTAATAAATCGTTTATTGAATCCCATAACACAAATATAATGTTTTATATTTTAGAATCAAAGTTTTTTGTTTTATTTATATTAACAATTTGAAAAATATATGACATCAGTTTTCGTTTCATTATTGGAACGATGGCTTCATCCATAGGAAAGTCTTGGTTACAAACCATTTCAAAAACGGGAAGACCTTTATAATAATCTGTTTTGTTAAATTTAGAATATTCCTCGATTATTGAAACTAATGTGGTACTATCAGGAATGTTTTCATACATCTTAGTTATATGTGTTTGATTCACATCTTTTTCCCCTCTTTTTTTCTTAATCTCATATTCCCAAACATAAATTTTATTATCTAACTTTCTATAATAAAAAATATATCCTGAACCCAAAGCTAAATGTTCTTTGTTCTTTTTAATTGATAGTTCAACACTATCAAAGACAATATTCCAAACAGACTTTGCAAGATTAAATGCATCAAATAATTTATCATTAGAGTATTTGATTGTTTTCTCCAACTCATACCCCTCCTCATCAGATAAATCTCTTGGTTTTTTTGGATATAAATCCTTTAACATGATTTCATCATCGTAGGAACCAAATTTTTTGTTGGTTAATAAAAGGGTATTTTCTTTGTCTAAGGATTGTAAGTTCGCCAAATGTAAAGATATTTCAACAAAATCAGGATAAATCTCAAACTTATCCAATCGTTCTTCACATTTTTGAATATAATCCAACAAAGTATATTTGTTGTATTCAAAATCCAAAGGTTCTTTTAACATCCACTCAGGATTTAGCTTAAACGCTAATTTCTTTCTTCTCCCCATACAACAATTATAAATAGATTTATAATTTAGTCAATTCTCATTACATAAAACCATGTGTCACCAACTTTATATTCTTCAGCAGTACCATCATATCTATTTAATGTTGCCCCATAACCATCTTCCTCATAGACAGCTTTAATAAATTCTCTTCTGTCAATAAAATTGTTTTTTTCAAGACCCCATTCATCCATAAACCCAACAATATCATTTGTTACATCCTT